CAGGTTTTGTAAAGTCAACAGCAGGCGTAATAAGCTACGATACTAATACTTATTTAACAACTATTGCAGGCATATCGGCAGGCGGTGAATTAAGCGGTACGTATGTAAATCCAAGTTTATTAAATTCAGCAGTAATAGGAAAAGTATTAACTGGTTTAAATTTAAGCACAGGCGGTTCAATACTTGCAACAGATAGTATATTAGTTGCATTTGGTAGGGTTCAAAATAGTTTATCTGCATTACTTGGTGGGGCAACCTATAAAGGAGTTTGGAATGCATCAACTAACACACCAACAATACCAGCTGCAAGTAGTGGCAATAATGGTTGGTACTATATTGTAAATGTAGCAGGCTCAACTAATATTGATGGCATTACAGATTGGCAAGTTGGTGATTGGATTATAAGCAACGGAACAACATGGAGCAAGGTAGATAATACGGATGCAGTTAGTTCGGTAAATGGATTTACAGGTTCGGTTAATTTAACAACTGCAAATATTAGTGAAGTAACTAATTTATACTACACCGATGCAAGGTCAAGAAGTTCAATAACTTTAACCACATCAGGAAATAGCGGTGCATCAACTTACAATAGTGGAACAGGTGCTTTAAACATACCTGACTATACATTAGCAGGATTAGGTGGTTTTGCTAACCCAATGACAACTGTGGGTGATATAATATATGGTGGTGCAAGTGGAGTAGCAACAAGATTAGCAAAAGGAACAAACACTTGGTTTTTAAGAGCAGGAGCAACAATACCAGAATATTTTAATCTTTTTGGAACTGCCAACAGTTGGAGTGCTACTCAAACAATAAACGGAGTTGAAGTATCTTCATCTGCAATTATACAAAATACAACAACTGCTATTTATCGTATTAATAACCAAACAGGCTATAATAGAATTATAGGTGGAACAACTGCAAATGCTGACCCTACTTTAACGATGTACGGAAGTTTAAGTGGAGCACCAAATTTAATAACTTATGATGCACAAGAGCACAGAATAAGACTTTTAAATTCAACTAATTTAGCTGTGTTTACTTCTACATCAGCTACTCTTTCAGTTCCTCTTACATTATCCAGTATAACAAGTGGTTCGATATTATTTGCAGGTACATCAGGATTAGTAAGTCAAGATAATGGCAAGTTTAGATACTTATCAACAGGCTACAATAGCAATGCTATGTTAATGGTTAATGCTACGGCAGGAAGCCCTACACCTAATGCTACACTTCATGTTGAAGGTAGTAGCATATCATCTAGTCAAAATGTTGTAGATTTTAGAAATAGTGCAGGTACAAGTTTGTTTATGTTAAAAAACAACAACGCTATTATGTTAGGAAATAATGCTACTTTTGAGCAAGGAGGTTCAGGAGCATCAATTTCTTTTGTAACAAACTTTTCGAGAACAGTACAAATAACTCTCGATACAAGTGTAGGCGGTTCAAATTTTGGAAAACTAAGAATATCGGGAGGTGTAGCTAATACAAGTGCCACAACTGATGTGGCTATGTTTGCTCTTACAGGTACTATAAACCAAACTACACCAGTAAGCGGTGTAATAAGAGGTATATTAAGCAATGCTGTTTTAATATCAGCATACGACTACAAGGCATTTACATTTACTCATACAACAGCATACGCACCAAACGCAGCAATAACTACTTATAACTTTTCTGAAATTACACCAATAATAAATGCAAGTGTAAATAGTCAAGTAATTAACGGTTTAAATATTACATTAACAGGAAGCGATGGAGCATTTACAGGAGTAACAAGAAACGCTTTAAGATTAAGCGGTGGAGATTTAAATATTTTCACAGTAGGTAATGGTATTAAAATAAAAGAAGGAACTAATGCTATGAGTGGTATTGTTACTCTTGTAGCAGGCGTAGCAACAATTAATACAACCAAAGTAGCAGCAGATTCAAGAATACAACTAACAAGACAAAACGCATCTGGAACTATTGGAACATCAATAGATGTTACAGCAAGAACAGCAGGAACGTCTTTCACAATTACATCAAACGGTAGCATACTTGACACAAGCGATGTTGCATGGTTAATAATAAATCCAAGTTAAACATAATATAAAACAAATCATGCAAAATCAAATCGACATTACCAAAATTAGCGACTTAGAATTAATGAAAATTAGTATTGAACTAAGTTCACAGCTTCAATTAGTTAGTAACAATTACAAAATAGTAATTGATGAGTTCAACAAACGTGAGCAATTGACAAAATCCGAAGAAACCCCTAAGGAGAATTAGCTATGTTACTTGACATTAATACAGTTATTGGAATTGGATTTACTATTATTAGCAGTGTAGGTATTTACCTATTTACAAACGTAACAAGTTTAGGCAAGCGAGTACAAAAGATTGAAGATGTAAAAGACTTAGAGTTGGCTGCAATAAAAAAAGAGGTTTCGGATTTGGATAAGAAAGTAGTTGAAGGATTTATTGATATTAACAATAAGTTAGTAGCTATTAATATGAATATTCACAAAAATAAAAATGAAGAAAACCAATTAAATAATACTTTGTCTGCTATTTTAAAATTCTTAAACAAAGATTAGTTATGAGCGAAGTAAGCGAACCGAAACGAATTAATTGGCGTAACCATTTAAGCACTATTTTAGGGGCGGTGGTGGCTATTGCTAATGCGTGGGTTAATGTTGATTGGGCTACATTTGAATTAGATAGCAAACATTTGTTTCCTCTATTCGTATCGGCTGCAATTGCTATTGGTGGCAAATTTACAACCATAAATAAATAAATATGTTCAGTTCAGAAAACGAGTTAATTATGATAGCTGGAGTCCTTATTGGACTTGCATTTATTGTAGGCTGTATGGCTATGGTAAACAAATTGTTTGTCAACCAAACGCAAGAATTATTGGTAAAATTTATTCTATTAATATTTACGGCACTTGTAGCTGTTTATATTATAGACAAAGTAATTGCTTTTAAAATTAATTTATTAAATGCGGAGCAAAACAATTCATTGTTTGATTTAATTAAAACACTTGTACTAATGGTGTTTGCATATTATTTCGGAAGTAAAACTATAAAAGAAAAAGAAGAAAATGAAAGTAACTAAAATAGACAGCAAAGGAATTGATTTAATAACTTTATTCGAGGGGTTTGAAGCTAAGCCATACCTATGCAGTGCGAATGTTCCAACAATTGGATTTGGTACTACACGCTATCAAAATGGGCATAAGGTAAGATTGACTGATGCACCAATAAGCAGAGGAACGGCTATTGAACATTTTAAATATGATGTCGCTTTCTTTGAGTTACAAGTTGATGCAATGGCAGTTGATACCATTACACAAAATCAATTTAACGCTTTAGTTTCTTTTGCCTATAATTTAGGAGCACAAAGTTTAAAGGGTTCAACATTACTTAAAAAAGTAAACGCAAACCCAAACGACCCTACTATTGCAGTTGAGTTTCTTAAATGGGTTAATGCTGGCGGGCGAAAAGTTGCAGGACTTGTAAGACGTAGGGAGGCTGAGGCTAATTTATATTTTGCTAAGTAATTGTAATTTAATAAAATTATATTATAATTGCATAATGAATTACTTTAACACTTTAACAGCGAGTGAAATTGCAAAGCGTGATGAAGCGGTTAAGGAAGTAAATGCAGGGCGTGAATTATTATGCGAGGCGGTTCAAAAAAGATTTGCTGAGGCGAAGATAAAAAAGGCTAATCAATTTATAAAAGTAAAAAAATAATGCTACACCTTAGAGATTTAACTTTAATTTTATTAGTTGGCATTATTGCCATGCTATTGGTACGCTCATTAAAAGTTGAACACGAAATTAACCCTCTAAAATCTGCAAATCAAAAACTACAATTAGAGCGTTCTGAATTAATTAACCGTACAAATAGCTATGCAAATATAATTGACAGCTTAAACACGCTAAAAAGCACCACCATTACCAAGTATAAACACATTAAGGATAGCGTAAAAGTTTTAGATACCACAGGGCAACAAAATTACTTTAATAAATTTATCGGTTCAATAGATAGTTGCAACCAATTACACATAGCTTTTAACGAGTGCAACGATTTGCTAACGCTTGCCGATAGTAGCAACTTAATTAAAGATACTATTATAAGCAGTTTAAGGCTTGCTAATTTGAAAGCTGATACAATTATAGCAAACGATAGTTTGATATTAGCAGACGCAAAGAAACAAGCTAAAAAAGATATTCGCAAAGCATACGTTAAAGGTGGCGTAGTTGGTTTATTAATCGGATTTTTAATACCATAGATATGTACGAAATTATTATTATAAGCGATATGGATTATGACACTAATGGATGAAATATTAGCCGACCAAAAGTTAATTCTCGATAAACTTAACGCCTTGTTTCCAAATGAGGAAGTTGAGGATATGGAAATTTATGTTGAGCCACCCCTATCAACTTATGACCTTGTGGCTATGTGTATGAATGCTTTTAATGCTACTGCATACATTGATGAAGAAGAACAAGCGAAGATGACTGATGTAGCTGTAAGGCGTGTAAACAGAATTAAAAGCAATGCTCTAAAAATTATAGATGAATGTTTGAAAGCTGAAGCTGAATTACTATTTGAAGAAAAACCATAAACCAATATAACATGAAATTCACTAAACAAGGAGTTGTAGAAGAAATCATTTTGAAATTTCCAAACACCCCAAACATGACACTGGCAAAAAAGATAGTTCAAGACCATCCAAAACTATTTAGCAATTTAGAGCTTGCACGAACTACAATAAGGAACGCAAAGGGATTAAGCGGTAAAGTAAATAAACAAAGATTTGAAAAATCAGATTTTAAACTTGCTTTTGAAAAACTTAAAAAGGATTTGCCAAAAGGAGAAACGGATTTAATCGAACCATACAAGCTACCCAAATCAATCAGGCGAGTGTTAATACTTAGTGATATACATTTTCCTTATCAAGATGATAACGCTTTGTTTAAGGCTTTAGAATACGGACATGAAAAGGATGTTGATTGTATCTACTTAAATGGCGATACAATGGATGCCTACCAATTATCACGACATGAAAAAGACCCTCGCAAACGCTCATTTAGTTATGAGTTGGATTGTGTTAGAACTTTCTTGCGTGGACTTCGTGAAATGTTCCCTAACGCTTTAATATGCTACAAGATTGGAAATCATGATGCGAGGTATGAAAAGTTTATTATACAAGCAGCACCTCACCTCTTAGACATCGAAGCTGTCCAGCTGTCTGAGTTATTAGAGTTCCCTAAGTTAAGAATAGTTGAAATCAAATCAATGCAATGGAGTTATGCAGGTAAGTTACCTATACTTCACGGTCATGAATTGCCAGTTAAAAGCGGTGGGGTTAATCCTGCCCGGACAGTTCAATTAAAACTAAACAAACAGGCTGTAATTGGACACTTTCACCGTGAAACAAAAGCCAACGGTAAGCAGTTTGGAGAACAACAGTACACTACCTATTCATTGGGTTGCCTTTGTGATTTGTTCCCTAACTATATGCCTATTAACGAATGGGGGCATGGATTTGGTTATCTTGAATTAGAGCCTAACGGTAATTATCACATGAAGCAGGTTGCAATAGTTAATAATAAGTTCTATTAAATGGTTATATTGAAATGAATTAACGCATCATAAACCATTGTATATATTAAAAAACATAGCCCTATAAGCATTGCTGTTGCAACCATTGTCGCAAATCCTAATATTATTTTAGAGATTATGCTTTGCTCGCCATTTGGAGTTGGATAAGTTAAGTAATAACCTATACCATAACACAAGCCCAAAGATAATATTATTATTGTAATTGTTAATAAATGTTGCATATTGTTTTATTGGTTTAAAATTCGTTAATCTTCTTTAATTTTTCAACTTCCTTTTTCAGTTCGAGTACTTCCTTTGCCAGCTTTAAATTCTTTTGCTCAAGTTCAAATACATTAGCTTCGTGAATGAATAACTGTGCTAAGTTGTTTCGCAAATCTCGATAACAGTTACCCAAATCCTCATACTTTTTAATCTGTACAACTGTGTTTTTTTCTTTCAGCTTCACTCCCATATCAACAAGGAATGAAGATAGCACGTTAAGCGAATTAGTTACGCTCATTTGGTGGCTAAATTGAGGCGTTACGCCTTTGCCGTTTTCTAAAATAATCTTGTTTAGCTCTCTCATTAACAGGTTTAATTAATTGATTTAACTGGTTCAATATTTTTTTCTATTTCATTTTTTATTGCATCAAACCTTTTTTTAAAATACGGCTCAGTGAATAAAAAGTTTTTAACCTTTTCGTGTGCATTGTAAACAACTGAATGCTCTTTGCCACCTGTGCAAATAGAAGTCAACAATAAAGATTTATCAGTATAGAAATAGACAAACCACCTTGCAATATGTCGAGCATCTGTATACTCTTTTTTTCTGCTATTAGACCTTAACTGGTCAACTGTAATGTGAAAACTTTTAGCACATAAATCTAATATAAAATCAGTTGCTGCTAATCCTGTTAACTTTGGTTGAACATACTTTACATTTGCACGTTCTATTGTGTAGTTTGCTATCATGGTTTTTTTTGGTTTAATTTATTTAATAATGCGAAATTGTGAGTACACAACATCGCATAACAGTCGCTAAAAGCCATTAAAACGGCATTTAGCTTTGAGTTATGTGTAATAGTGAAGTACACGCTTCGACTATAAAACTTTACTCCATTGTTCAGCCATCGCATCTGCCATACCTTGAAAGAATTTACTTCTTAATGTTCGTCTTTCTGCTGGTGTTTTAGCATCTTGTAAGGCTTTATAATACCACATAGGCATCCGTTTCTTTTCTCCTTTTTTACTTGTAAACTCAAAAAACTCTCCTTTCTCTACAATATTTGTAGGTTCTAATAAAGGTAAATTCTTTAACCATAAGCAAGTACTTTTTTGAGCTTTATCTCCAAACATCCAAGGTTGAATTATTTGGTCTGGTTTTCTATATCTACCACTCATTATTCCGATTGGATTTTCAACTGCTATTCTTTCAACGTCTGCATTAATCACACTCATAAAAAATTCAATGCTTTTTTGTTGGCTACCATCTGCAATTTTACGTTCAAAATGTCTTGCTCCACTTACTGCTAAATCTGTGCATGGAGGAAAAGCAACCATTAAATCAAATTTAGGCTCTCGCTTAATTACTTCAAACATATCTTCCTGGAAATGCCATTCAGGATGCCCGCCACTACAAGGTAATAAATCGCAACTAAATGCTTCAAAACCTAATTTTCTAAATGCTTTTGTAACTGCTTGACTTTCTTCACAAGCTAATAAAATTCTTTTCATATTTAATTATTATTTAATTTAAACCACTACACATAACAAGTGTTACAAGATAGTAGCACGTACTGTGTTTAATATGCTACCATCGTGTAGCACTAATCCGTTATGTGCCATTCCTCCGACACCTATTCCGACACAAATATAATATTATTTAATTTAAATACTAATTATATTAAAAAGGTGCTGTGAAATTATTTTCAATTGGTTTATCCAGTTCGATGTATCTTGATGTTTGCAAGTTAAAGTCTAAGTTGATAATTCCTTTTTTACCTATTCCTCTTTTAGCTTTTTGTATGATAATCTCAACTTTGGTTTGCTCTTTGAATACTTCGCTAAATTCCTCAGGTCGGTATACACAAATAATTCCATCAGCTTTTGCATACCACGCTCCACCACCACTAAACTCATAAGCCGTTGGCGGTTCATACTTGCCTCCATCCTTAGACTTTTGTAATGTTCGAGGATGTGCAACTATAAAAGTATGTATTTTATTTGCCCTCGAAAATAGTCTTATGTCACCAAGCACTTTTTCTAAGTAAATATCTTGCCTACCGCCACCAATACTAAAATCATGAGTTAATTCATTCCAGGGGTCTAAGGTCAAAGTATCAATTTTATGCTCTATAATGTATTCCTTAATATCTTCAAGTATTTTATAAGGTGATACGCTCTTTTCACCCAAATCATAAATATGAAAATGCGACTTTAAGTAGGCAATGTTTTTATAAAATACTTCTTTGGTTAAACGGTTAAACGCATTAGAGCGATTTTGAAGCCCTGTAATCATGCAAAGTATAGTTATGTACAACTCGGCTGCTGTTCCTTCCTCAGGAGCGACTAAAACGTGTTTTAAGCCATGTTTCTCGGTTAGCTGTATCAGCAACTCAAAAACAAATGTACTTTTACCATGTGAAGGAATGCCAGCAAAGTAAGTTGTTCTACCTTTCTTAAAGTTGTATAAACCGTTCATTATTGGTAGTTTATAACTAAAACTTTCGGGATGGTCGATGTGATATTCTATTTGCTCAATTATTTTATCAAAGTCTATTAACATAATCCTCGTGGTGGTTTACTGGTTGTGTTTATTGACACCTCCTTAAAATAAGGAAATGTATTTTGTAAGGTTGTTTTCCAATTCTTAATTGGTTTGTTATGCCCATCCCTCCATCCATCAGCAACCCAAGCGTTATATTTTGCTGTTATAGCATAATCAAAAGTAGGTTTGTAAATTGGTAGTGTTTTAGCATACTCTAAAAATTCTAAATAGGAAGGTATATTAATATCTTTATCCTTATCCTTTTCTTTATCTTTATCCTTAGCTCCTTGTAAGGGGCTTATAAGGGGCTTATTTTTGAATTTTGAAATTATATCAATTACTGATTTATGAACCCTATTTGCAGGATTAAGTTCACCATATTGAAAATCAATAAAATCATTAATAAACCATTTTCCTTCTAAGCAAATTACCCTATCACCAAAACATAATAAAGCATCTTGTTCAGTTATATTTGGCTCACCTATCTTAATCTTAGCAACATCAAAGTCAACTTGCCATACTCCAGCGTGGTCACACTCATCTAAAATATAAAGCCAAAGTATTTTATACTCAGATTTTAAACCCCTAATAAAAGGCTTTTTCCATTTATCTGTATCGGTAAATCTTTTAGCCATTGTTAACCTCCTCCAAAAATGAAATTTGTTTACGTAATTCCTTTGCAAATCTTATAGCAGTTTCTTTGTCTAAACATAAAAAACATGGTGGATAATCACCAGCATCAATTTGAATAAAAATTTCATTAAATTGATTAGCCCTTGCAATAAGTGTGGATTCAACTTCAGACCTTTCAGTTGAAGTAAATACTAATTCGTATGCCATAATTTATAATCAATTTCGCATTGATTAAGCGTTAAAAAAAATACCCCTTGCAATTCAATGTGGGAACGTAGTCAAGTCTACTCACTGGTTGCAAGAGGTATTTAAACTCTTAGCTTGATATCTGTCGAGGAGTTCCCAATTCCTTAATCAACAAAGCAAATATAACTAATTAAATCAATTTCAAAACTTTTTTAGGTGTTTTTTTCAAATCCAAAGTATAGTAATTGAAGTAGCAAGTTTTTCCAAAAATGTTTTTTTTGTTTACGACTTCACGCTTAAAAACAAATCCTTCATTTTCATAGTCAAATATACGGCTTGGTAGCTTAGTACAATAGCCGTATTGCCTCTGAGTTGCTTCAATAGTACTTAGCTTGCCACCGTTTGCAAAGTGGTTTAAAAGTGCCTCACGTTGTGTTTTAGGTTTCATGATTTTAGTTGGTTAATTTTTGGTTTAATAAATGAGTTCTATATTCAATAAATGAAATAAGTCTATCAACATTATTAAATTCATTTTCTTTTGAGTAAGGAGTAAAAAGTTTAACCTTTTGTGGGTTAGTATACCCAAAATCAGAAAGCATTAAGTTTGATGTTCCAAATAAATTATATTTTATTATCTGTTCAAATGTTAAATCTATTTCTACCATACTTCCAGCATAGCAATCAATAGTATAAGGAAACTTGTTTGATTCAAAATAGTAATCTTGATTAAAAATATAATTTCCACCAGATCTACTTGTATTAGATTCAAAACCCATTAGTTTTAGCAAAAGCATTATGTTTCTAAAATAATCTGAATTTGTTACATTAAGTCCACCAATTTGATATGAATCATTATATTCATAGTACCAAAGTTTTGGGCTACCTAAAAATGATAAGCACTCAGGCATAAAATATTGCATTTTACCTTGTTCAAAAAGTTCATCATAATTAACATATCTTCCTTCACGCTCTGTATTGGTAAATTGTTTTCCGTTAACTATGATGGTTTCTGTTTTAGAAAAAACAAAACATCTTTCACCTGTAAAGGCAAACTCTAAATCGTTTATTTTTCTAACTGATAGGCTCATTTCCTTCTATATTACGAATGTCAATATCTTTAAACTTTTGAACCGCCTTTGCTCTATCCAGTTCATACTTTAAAAGATTATTTAATTGTTTGGCAGCATTGCCTTGTGCTTTTAAATGCTCAACAGATATTACTTTTCTGTCAAGTTGTTCCATCTGTTTGCATAAAAATTCAAATATTCCCTTACTTGTCTTTTCCATTTTGTTTAGTTTTAGTTAGTTTTGGTTTAAATTGGTTACGTTTTTCTTCTGCCTTTTCAGCGTGTTTTTTCATCACTCGATTGCATATTTCCAGGCGTATCTTCTCTACTTCATCCATTGGTTAAGGTTAAATATTCTTCAAGTTGCATTTCAGTTCCATCTTCTCCAAGCCAAAATATAACTATTCCACCTTCAACAAAACTTATTATCATTTCGTATTCCATGTTTTCATTATATTCTTTTGACAGAATTTCAAGGCGTTCTACTACCAATTTTCCTTTTGGTGTTAAATCAAATCTTTGTAATAATACTGCGTTGTTCATGTTTTTTTTGTTGCCGTCTATGGCTGTTTAGTTGGTTAAGGTTTTATAAATTTTAGCTTTGTAATCAATAGCGTATTGTATTTTACTAATCATAGTTTCAATAAATGAGATATGAATAGGCACATCAATAATTTTTAGTTGAAGTTTAGCATCATTAAAGCGGTCATCATAGCTAATAAAGTGGCATAGCTTAGTATCGGTTAAGAACATATTAAGCTGCATTTGTGCATAGTACTCAGGCATATTTTCAAGTATGTCATCTGAGGTACTAAGTAGCAGATAGTCAAGATGTGTTTTGCTTTCAGGACATTTGATTTCGCAAATAGCATCTTTTAAAACTATGTCAGGAGTTCCGCAAATATCAAACTCAATGTTTTCGAATAATACAATACCATTTGCTGATGTGTAAATAAAGTTGTTATCATTTACATCCAGTCCTTTTAATTCAGCAAAGGCAAGCA